CCAATTATAAACACATTTTGAGTTTTAGATAACTCTGTAATTAGCTTGATTAAATCTTCAAAACTATGCACACAAAAGCAATCATCTCTATCATAGCCTTCTGGACAAATAACTATAGTAGATCTGCCTTTAAGTGGCTTACTGCTTGGAAAACTAAGTAATGTGTTCAAGCCGCAGACGACAATGCTATCAGCAGTAGTTTGTTTAAAGAATTGCATATCTTTTTTAAGATTAAAAAGTAAACTATTAGCTTTTCCGAGTCCCCAATTTTTATCTACACAGCAAATACCAATAATCATGTTTTAGCTCTCCTTCATTACTTGTTTCATATATTCTTGAAGTGCAATCCTGATTGCGCCACTAACAGTCAAATCTAACTTCTGTGATAAAGATTTAAGCTGCTCATAAAGCTCAGGACTTAAATCTAAACTAAGTCTTATACGATCTTTTTTCATTATTAATCCTTTCTAGCATCAAATTCAAATCTGACTCTCTACACCAATAATAACCCTTACCATTATGTAATCTTTCACAACAATATTTTATGTATGCAGCAGTTGTACTTAAAGCTAAACCAGCCTCATGATAGCTTGAAAATATATTAATAATATTCCCAGCACTGTTTAACTGGTAAACAGTTTTACCTGCAGTTTTGCCATTACAAAGTTTAAACTTGTACTGCTCATATTGACTAGCCAAACACCATCCAAAGCCTCGATACTGGCGTAATTTTCCATTGCAGCAGCGTCCAATATTACTCCTAGCACTATTAAAATCTTCAGGATAAAGCTGTCTAGCCGCTTCTCTAATGCTTGAATATGTTGCAAGTATTTGTTTATCTAAGCTAAGTTGATAAACAGCTTCACCTTGGGTTGTTTGACCTGAGCCACCAATTAATAAGTTATAACCATTCTCAATACTATCAAACTGATTTATATAAGCAATTTCAAGCTCATCTGCTTCCTGTTTTGTAAGATTCTCTATTAAAACTTGATGCTCAAAATTCTCCCAGCCATACTTAAGAATAGCTCTGTAAAATTTTTGTTGAGACTTATAGCCACTCCCATCAGAGTGCCATCTATGGGTAGGGTTAGTATAACAAGTTTGCCCAATGTAACATTTACCATTAATTTTATTCGTATGTTTATAAATTAAATAAGATTTCATTCAATCACCTCATTTAATTTAGCAGATAAAATACGTAAAAATTAAGAAGTTTTTACGTATTTTCAAGAGTATCTCTGACGTGCTTAATAGCCGCCTTACATTTATCACAAATAAATACTCCTTGAGCTCTATAATCATTAGAATTCATAGAAACATGTTCTTCACAAATAGCACATCTGACCATAATATCTGCAGCGACAGAATTAGCTATAATTTTATCCAAATGGTCAACACGTGAAACATGTGAAGGTGGATTAACCGTTGAAGAATTTACAGAAACATATACTTTATTGTCCATAATCTAACACTCCTTTTCTATAAGTTGTCTTAAAATTCCATCATCTGACCTCATATAAATAACACCATTCTTATTTATTATACGATTAATACCTGCATTTTTAATTAGGCGCAAACAAATCTCACAGGGCCAAGCTTCACACTCAAGGGCTATGCCAGATTTTACATCATAACCTGAAAGATAAAGATCTGCTCCAATCATATCTTTACGTGACGCACTGAGCAAAGCATTCATTTCTGCATGAACTGCGGGACAAGTTTCAAAAGTAGCCATATCTTTGCCACTATTACATTTAGTACATACTGCACAATGTGCTTCACCTCTAGGTGGATTATTATAGCCAGTACTGAGAATCTCTCCCTCCGAAACTACCACCGCTCCATAATGTTTTCTAAGACAAGTAGATCTTTCAGAAACTGCTTTAGCTATATTAAGATAATATTCATCTAATGACGGTCTTTTCATAATTCCTCCTATTGAAAATATTACTCATTTTATAATACAATAAAAGCAGGCTATTTTTCAAGCCTGCTTAGCTTTAAAGCGGAATTATTTCAACTTTAGGTAATCTCTGACTAGGTGTTTCAGAACTCGGCTGCTTCACCACAGAAGCCTTAAAATCTTTAATAAAAGCAATAGCTTCCTTGCATTCATCACAAACCCAAGGATAATAATTACAACCATAAGGAACCTCTCGTACATTATCACAAAGTAGACACCCTTGCATTGCTTTTATTGGCCCTATTTCAAGAGTTCTTACCTCTGTAGGGTCTATATCCAATTTTGTTGTACTCTTTTCTGAATCCATTACATCTCCTCATAAGCTTTCTTTAGAAATTCTGTATTATTTTTATACCACTCAAAAAATGCTTCTTCACCGCAGGTAACTAAATTCATAATCATCTTATCAAGAAATTCTTCAGAGGCAGGATGCTGAATTCTTTTACCTTTGCATTTATTTTCCCAATAATCTAAAAGTATTTCAGGGACCCATCTATCAGGATTATATGCCTTTGAGGCACCGAGCATATCGCAAAAGCTTTCAATAATATATTTATAAGGCATCTTCATAGGAATGATTTTACCTTCTTCATCCTCATCCCACCAGTACTGAAAGTGATGTTTAGTAGTATGATAATGATGAATCCAAGAAGGTGAGTATCCAAGCTGTTCACGCGCTACTTGGTGAGGGCTCTTTCTACCGGTATAATATTTACAAATCTTCATTTCAGTAATAGAATACTTACTAAGATCATGTACTAAGCCTTGCCAGATAAGCCCCATCTTAAAGCAGGCTTTTCTAACAAACTTTCTATGGGTTCTGATAATTTTAAGATGCTTACAGAATTCCTTCATTTATATACTCCTCAGGTACTGGAATAGAAATAAAATCTTCATGCAGATAACAAAACAATTTATGATAATTTGGCAAAGCAACAAGCTCGCCCTCTAAACACTTTAAATTTACTCGCTTCAAAGATTCAGCAAGCACCTTATCTAAGTATTCATTTGCTTTCTTCTTAGCTTCTTCTGCACGCTCAATTTCCATCTGCCAAAGTTTAACACTCTCAACAGCAGCTAAAATCTCGTTAGTCTCAGCAAGAGTAACAACGTTAGCTGTCAATTTGTTCATCGGGATTTTCGTCATTAGGCTCCTCCAAAAATACTATTTTTTCTATATCGTCAACACTAAACTCTAAAGATAATGCTAAAGTCTTTTCCTTTTCGATTCTAAATGCACGAAATTTTTTAGTCCAAATACCTTTCTTATTTTGAGTCACTGTTAAATTTGTAACTTGCCAAGGCTTCCATTTACCAGCTTCTCCATAGTACCAAGATCTTGCCCAAATTATATCGCCTACGGAACAAGGTAGCTCAATTATGGTTTTCACTCAGCCACCTCCTTAAGATAGGCTTCGAGAGCTAAACGGATAAGTAAACTTAACGTAATGTCTTTTTCTTCTGCAGCAAGCTTAGCTTTGTCGATCAGCTCTTTTGAAGCATCAAAATTAACTCGCACTCGTTCTTTTTTCATTATCTAAGTACCTCCACATAAAGCCGCCTGTTTGATGCAGCTTGCCTGTACAACATTTACTAATATTTTGGTGCTTAATTCCAGTTGATCTTTCTGCCTCAGAGCATGAGCTAAATTCTGCTACAAACTTCCCATCTTTTGTATATTGTAATACACGTTTAGGTTGTCCTTTACTTGCTCCAATAGGCTTTATTTGATAGCTATCATAATCCTCTACGTGGCACCAATAAAATCCATTAGCTGAATTTATTGTACCTAAGCAGCAATGACTAATATTAGCTTGACTAATCCCTGTAATTCTTTCCGCCTGTCTAGTGGATTCATATATAGCTAATATATTTTTATTGGCATCTAGTTGGTAGATAGCTTTTTGGAAATGCTGAGGCATACTACCACCTAAGCTCGTATTATAGCCACGATTAATACTATCAAACTTAGCAATGTAATATTGTTCTCGTAAATTTGCATGCTCTGCAGAAATACAGTATTCTAAAATTTCATGATTAAATGAATCCCAACCGTACTTACGAATTGCACTGTGAAACTTAGGCTGATTTACGTAACCATTGCCTTTTTGCCAACGTTTTTCAGGATCTTTAACTTGTACCGTTTGGCCTATATAGCACTTATTATTTTTAATATTAGTATGTCTATAAATTAAATGAGTAAACATCATCATCACCCCACTCATTTAATTTAGCATATTTTTACGTAAAATTTATACAAAAATTACTCAGCTACTTGAAACTTAGTTGCAAGCTTTGTAGATTCATAACCGACAAGCTCAAAATCATCTTCAGTGAAATCATAAAAATCTTTTACCTCAGAATTAAGCTTAAGCTGTGGGCCAGGATATTCAGGATTCTGAATAACCTCTTTGACAAGCTCTACATGACGATCATAAATATGAAGGTTATTTACAATATGTACAAGCTCTCCGGGTTGATAACCACAAACCTGAGCAAGCATATGTACAAGCAGCGCATACTGAATTGTGTCCCAACCACCAGAAGAGGCTGCAGCAAGTAAATCACCGGATCTTTGAATTACTGTACAATTAAGCTTTCCGTCTGTCACATCCCAAAGAGTTTCATATACACAAGGCGGAAGGTTCATTTCATGAAGATCCTGAGGACACCACATAGTAGTAATCATTCTACGATCCATAGGCTTGTTCTTCAGAAGATAAATAAGGTTATCTACCTGATCAAACTTACCATAACCATAATCAGAAATCTTACCAAGCTGATAGCCATAGGTTTTACCAATGGTTCCGTCGTCGCCTTCCCAGGCTCTCCAAATAGCAGCAGACTTTCCAAGCTCGTCTACTACATTAGACTTCTTCTGCCACATCCAAAGTAGCTCCCTTACTACCCCCTTAAAAGCTTGAGTTCTAAGAGTAAGAATAGGAAATTCCTTGGAAAGATCATAGCGTCTTACAGCGCAAAAAGTTTTAATAGTATGAGCCGGAGTACCATCAGGCCACTTAGGTCTTACCGAATAATCCTTATCATTAAAACCATTAGTAAGAAGCTCATTAACTTCATTCTTAAAATAAATATCGGCAACTGACATATTAATTCTCCTTAATAAAATTCTACAATATATAATACAATAAAAGGCAACCATATTTTATGATCGCCTTTGTTTTTATTAATTTTCTTCTTTAAGAGCTCTCTTAATTGCTGCAAGAAGCTCTTCATATCTCTGTTTAGTATTCTTATGAAAAATAATTGTTTTCTTATGGTCCTCATACCACTTGAAAATCTCATCAAGTTTACCTTGTTTATGACTGAAAGACCAGTGATCACAGAGCATTTCGATAATGTACTCTTCTGGCATTTCAAGAGCATGAGTACCATCATCATCGTTAATCAGTACCCAATGCTGCCAATGATGAGGGTTTGCATGAATATGATGAAGCCAAGCAAAATTGAACTGCTCTTCTACTTCTTTAGTCTTAGACTTGCCATAAAAATATTTGTCATAAGCATCATACTCTTCATTGCCCCATTTACTTACGTCATGAATATCAATTACCTGACGATACTGATCTTTGATAATCTTATGGTCTACAAGCCACTGATAAGCAGTTTCTACTGCTGTACGATGCTCAATAATATAATTGTCGTAATTTTTACTCATACTAACTCCAATCTAGAAAGTTTATTTTTTAGATCCTCAAGACTACCTGTATTATAAATAATATGATCAAAATCAAAATTATCAAGAGCAGTTTCTGAAGGATGTTGTTTCTGAGTCTCACTAAGACCATTATCAAAATCTGGTCTAATAACTCTAATTAAAGTTGTGTCAAAGTTTGCTCTCATCTTCTCAACCTCATTTACAAAACGACAATCAGGAATAATTACTACATCCCAAGAGTCCTCAAAAAGATTAAGAATACTGATAATAAAATCTACCCAAAAATCAGGCTGTTTAGCACAAACTGTATTTGTTCCTACTTGCTGAAGAAGTGTTCTGCCATAATCGTCTTTCTCACCATTCCAGCCGAAAAAAGTCTTACAAATATACTTAAGTAGATCTGCGTAGTGAGTAATCAAAACTCTTTTACCCTTCGCCTTATAAGTCTCTTCAAGAATTAAAGCTGAAGTATCTTTACCATGCTGAGCTTTTGCACTGATTAAAATAACTTTCATAATTTTCTCCCAAAAAATATATTCAATATAAAATACAATATTAATAATTATATTTTTAAAAATCTTAAAATAATTTTTATAAAGCTTTATATATAATACTTTATAATAAATATATAATATAAAGCTTTATATAATATATTATTTAATTTTTAAAAATTGTAACATTTTCGTGAATTTCTTTAAGCATCTTATTTTTAACTGCGCGATACTTCTTTATAAGCATTTCATAAATATCTGAATGATCATCTTCAAGCTCTTTGATAAGTTTTTGCAAATCTAGAATTTCTTGATCATGTGCTTTTGTTAAATAAGACATTGGCTTTTTAAGCACTTCTTTTGCTACTTCAGTAGTACCTGCTTTAAAACGCGTAGCTATATAGTTTACAGCATCATCATAAGAAAGGTCAAAAATATCTTTCCAATTATTTGTCTTTTTAAGACTCTCAATGATTTGAAGTACAAGAAGTCTGTCTCTATTTTCTGCAATCTGCTGTACAAGCCTGTTATTATGAGTGTCAATTAGATATTTTAAATTTGCCTTTACAACACTATGAAAACTTGTAGGTACATAAATATATTGCTGATCAAAGAAAGCCATATTATAAGCTTCTGAGGCTTGTAATTTAGTGTATAAACGCTTGTAAAGCTCTTGCATATTACATTGCTTTTTGTAGACCTTTTCTATTACAATGCGGGTGTCATAAGTAGATTCGTCTCTAAGATCTGCCTTATCCAGCAAAATTTCTTTTTCTATGATTTTGCGTACGTGTTCTACAGTTTTAGAAGGTGGCAAGGCTGTGATAGTAATAGTACCATCTTTATCAATAGTCATTTTAGGGGCAAGTCTAATACTTCCTTTTCCCGTTTGAAGTACGTTTTCCCACTCAGCCTTAGACGATAAAATATCTGTTCCTATATTAGGAATAGGTAATTTTTTAGGCTTATGATCAAGGTCTTTTGCTTTAAGCACTTCAATATAGTAATCAAACATGCCAGCAATATCAAGACAAGGGATATTAAGCTTAGGAAGACCTGCCGGAATACCGCTCTGACCATTAATAAAGCAGAGAGGCAAAAGAGTAGGCAAAGCTTCAGGTTCAGGCTTATCCAGCTCACCGGTAATATAATTACAATATTCAATACTATCACAGAGCAAACTAATAGCAGTATCGGAAATCATACCTCCGATATAACGATCGGCAGACGGCTGAATATCTTTAGAGCTATCTCCCCAGTTTCCCTGAGTCTTCATAAACTTAAATTTATTGCCACCATCACCAAGAGCTACAATAACCCCTGAAATAGATGTAGGATGCGGGTGATATGGCAGGGCTGCGGCAGCAAGTTCTGCTACCTTTACAATACTTCTTGGAGAGTCTTTCCACATGCCGTAAATAGCTCTCTTATAAGAAGATTTTGCGCCATCAATTATGCAAGGATAAGCTCTACCTTGTGAAATATATTTACCATATTCTCTATAATTTTCACGCGCAAGCTCAAGAGCATCTTTTTGCAAAAGCGCATGTACCACCGGTTTTGTTTTGGTAGTTTTAGGCTTTGAAACAACTGTTTTGTTTGCATTAACTTTTTCAGTTGTCATGACTTTTACTTTTACAGTTTCAAGCTCAGAACTTGCCACATCGTCCATTTTTTGCTCCTGAGGCTCGTTTAGACTTTCGCTAAACAAGTCAAAGACCCCCAGGTCAAAACTCGATGTAGGTACCTTATTTTTAGCCACAGTTCATCCCTCCTTATTCTGTTAATGTTTTTCTAGTATGCCCACAAATTAAATTTCGGAAGCTTCCGAGGGACATGCCACAATTTTTATATTCTTCGTATAAATTTTTCATGGTTTCTCCATTATGATAACGCTGTCTTATATATAATACAGTTTGATCTGATAGTTTACTTCTAGGATTCTTTTCATTTGGGAAGCTATACAAAAGTCTTGCATTATTTTTATGCCAAAGCTTTACTTCTTCAGTATTTAACTCTGTAAGGACTGTTGGCCACGTTTCCCATGAATATATTTTTTTAAAGCCTGACTTTTGAATCTTATCAGAATAATCTTCATAAATATCTTGTACAGACTCAACACAAGCTGCATATCTATATCGAATATCTTTGACGTCTGCTTCTGTTACTTTATGGTTATGATGTTGTTCCCCAAATATGCCAGAGACTCCTTCTCCACCTAAAGTAGCATTATATCCATTATTATAAGTATCATAAAAGCTAATCCAGTAAATTTCTCTGGCATCTAAGACTTTACGGTCTTTAGTAAAGAGCTCTTCAAGCACTTCAACTTCGAAGTTGTCTTTTCCATATTTTCGTATAGCTCTATATAAAGCTTTATTGTACTCAATATCCTGTTCACAGTCTAAAGAAGCACGTCTAAAGTGTGATTTTAAACGTGCCTCAATATTAACAGATTTTCCTATGTAGGCGTGATGTGTAATTTTATTAGTTATTTTATATATGCCAATCATTTTAAACTCCTTTCACTTCTCCGAGTCCTCAATAAATTTAGCATATATTTGTAGTTAATTTTCACTGATAATTAAACCTAATCCACGCAATAATTCTCCCTTACCTTCTGAGGTACCAAGAATACGATTAAACTCATCAATATCACTGGGATAGTCAACCTGTAAGACTTTTCGTGTTGCTTTGTTTACTAAGAAGTGATATAACTGATCGGGATTCATAGCTCCTAAGCCCTTAAATCTTTCTACTTTAACACCGTTCGGTATATCTTCTACTTCATCGCACCAGCCATACTCTCCTTTTTTTGTTTCCCAACAATAAAGAGGTGGAAGTGACACATACACTCTTCCCTGCTTTACCATATCTGGAAACAAATTTACAAATACAGCAAGAACAAGGCAGTTAATCTGAAGACCATCGGGGTCTGCGTCCGCAGAAATAATAATTTTATCATATCTTGACTTAGAAGCATCACACTGAGGTCCGATACCGCAACCGATAGAATTGGCAATATCACAAATTTCCTTATTCTTGATAACTTCTTTAATATCTTTATAAGTAGTATTTAAGATCTTTCCACGGATAGGAAGTACTGCCTGAGTCTCTTTATCTCGTACATACAAATAAGGACCCATAGCTGAATCACCTTCAACAATAAACAACTCAGTATTATCACGCTTTTTCGAAGTACACTCTACAAGCTTTGATACTACAGATCTTCTGCGGATGCTGTCAGAATTATCCTCATTAATTTTAATAAGGCTGCTGAGCTCTTTTTGATTAAGGAGCGCATTTTGGGACAAACGATATTCCTCAAAACGCTTCATAAGCTGCTGAGCAATTAGTACGTTATTTTCAAGGTACTTAGCAAGCTGCTTTGAGAACTTGTCCATAAGCTCGTCAAAATAAGCTTTATTTACAACCAACTTTTCCTTAGTCTGAGAAGAAAATTCAGGCTTAGAAATAAATACAGCACAAACACCCCTAAGACCAACAAGATAATCTGAAGGCTTAAGCTCTACAACAGGACGCAAGTTTTTGTGCTTATTAATAAAAGCTTCCCACGTAGAAATAACAGCCTTAGACATTGCTTGTACATGAGTACCCCCGAGATAGTTAGACAAAAGGTTAGTGTAACCAAAATAACGATCCTTCGTATCAGAAGTATATCTTAGAGCAACTTTCATCATTTCCTTTGCTTCATTTTCTACTTTTATTTCAGGAATATCAGCATAGGTTGCAATTTTAGAATCTTCCTCATGAATTAGGTCGAACATTGTGATATTATCTGCAATATCTACAAGCTTATCATCTACCATCAGATGTGCCTTAAATCCAAGAGCAGACGCAATCTTACATCTATTTTCAATAAAGCTGATCGGAATGACAGCAGATTTAAACATTGTTGGGTCTGGCGTAAAAATTACCTCAGTTCCGTCTTGTTCTGTTGTTGATCCTTTCTTTAATTCTAGGTCACCTGTATTTTTTGTATGTACAGATACAAACTTATTTTTTCTGATAGATTTAATCTGTAACGAAGTAGAAAGTGCATTGGTAATAGTAAGTCCGAGACCATTTAAGCCAGAAGAATAATTATAACTTGAATTGTCAAACTTACCACCAGAATTAGACTTAGTAATCAGAATCTCAAGAATTTCTTTCTTTTCTCCAGTTTCTAAAGTCTTTGTACCGTGAGGAATCCCACGACCGAAATCTCTTACTCTGTAGGTATTTTTTACAGTATCTACATATACTCTAAGTTCTGGGCTATAACCCGCCTGTACTTCGTCAATAGCATTATCAAAAATTTCAGACAGCAGCTGTCTAGGGTCTTGGCCATCACCAATATACATTCCGCGTCTCAATCTAATATGACTTACATCATCCAGAACTTTGATATTATCTGCTGAATATCCCATAAATTCTCCTTTCAAATTGATAGTTCTACTATATATTATACAATAAAGTTAAAAATAAAAAGACACGTTAAAACGTGTCTTTTTATTTTTAACTTAAATAACTTTATTAGCTAGTATATATTTCGTGAGCTACACCACAGCTAGGACACTCCCAGGTATCTCCCATTTGATAGCCATCTGCACCAGTGCCATGACTTACATGGTCTTTATAAGGACAAACATACAAAGGTATCATGCCATCGTTATAGTGTGTGCAGTAAACATAGTATTCTCGAGAGCCGACACATTCACAGTGCTCATCGTGATAGCACTCTATACAGTAATAAGTACCATCAGCTGCTTCATAAGCCGTTCCAGCAGGACTGATACCATTACCACAACCACAAAAATTACTAGTAGTAAGTATAGGCTTACCACAGTCTGCGCAGGATGTCCAGCTATCAGAGCAATTATCACATAGCTGTTTGCCATCTGAAGATTCAAAAACTGTACCACAGCAGAAGCAAGGAATCTCTGGAGGACTATCTGATATACAGCCACAATTAGCAGCAGCTTCCTCAGCTGACATATACCAACTATCGCAATTAGCATTTGAATCCCAGTATGCATGCGGATTAGCTCCACATATACATGTAGGTGCGTCATAATCATAGTGATTTTCAGGACCTTCTCTATCTATCTCATTACCAGCACCATCGTAAGTAACTTTATAGTGGCCTTGGGCATTAGCATATTCGTACTTAACAGTTTCAGTATTACAGGTATTGCATATACCGCCACCACCATGTACCCATTCTTCATACACAGTTAAGTGAGCACCACACCGAGAGCAATTACTCATAGGATCTGCAGTAAGAGTACTGTTAGCGCAAGTATAACAATACCACTCCGTATTATCAGCATTTTCTCGTTCAAAACCTTCATCAATTACGTTGCCGCACACTACACAGTAAGTACAAGAAGGACACTTGTCATAATATTCTATACCATGTGTACCACACAAATTACTCTTATGGGCGTCACAACAATAATACTTTTGCTCTCCGCCATAATCAGTACTTTCAAAATTTCCTCTCTTTAAGCATCCTGGATAGCTACACGTATATGGTGCCTTAAGCATGTCGATAATTTCAGTAAGAGTATTTTCTAAAGCACTACTTGTAGCCGAACTTATGTTATTTCCATTTGTATAGTATCTAGCAGCTACTGCAATGCCTTTCATATAGTCACCAGGAGTTAGATTTGTCGTTTTTGAACGTGTTAGTGCAAGGTGACTAATAAGAGCATCATGTATTGACTTAATGCCTATTTTCTTATTACCTAGATCATCTTCAGGTAAAGAACCACATATATTTTCAGTTGCTGAAACTAATTCTCCCCATAGTTCTCTTAGGGTTGTATTACTAAAGTTTATTGAAGGTGCTTCATCGGTTTCATCAGTTTCTACATGATAAATTACTGTATTTGAAACAACAGGATCTTTGACAATATCAACAGACTCATCTGTGCAATAAAACTTTACTGCTGCTTTATAAGAAGATCCGTCAACTATTTCTAATTCACTAGACTCCTCAGCACCAGAAGGAAGATTTTTAAGGTCAATTCCGGTAGTCAATAGACTATTAAAATAATTAAAGTCGTTTACAGTATCGCCGTTTCCATAATGATACCAAACTCCATTCTCATCTATATCCTCTGTATCTTTATATATATGTAAGTCTATCTCAAACAGGTCACTACCATTTGCATCTGCTGTACCGGTTAATATGAGATCATCACTCAAAGAAAGAGTAACTATTGGTTCTGAGGTATCAGCTGATCCTAGGTTAGCTGTAAATGTAGTACTGCAACCCCATCCGCCGTCACCAATATCTGGTACGACCAAATCAATATATACAGTGCATTCTCCACCACCAATTTCCTCTACTGCTGATGTAATATCTAGGCCAGCAGCTAAGGCAGAAACTAAGCTAGAGCCTGAAGAACCCCTAGGATAAATATCTGCAGTATCATCATTAGCATTCTCACAATAGCAGTCCCCAGTCGTTATATTTTCGATAGAATATGTGCCAGTGATTAAAGTGCCGTATACAACAATTTTATCATCATTTGTAGTTGTTACAGCCAAATCAGAACAAAATGGTTCAACACAATTTGCTTGATAAATAGTTACTATACAGTCTTGAGTTTCAGATATTGCAACACCATTATAAGACCATGTACCTGTAAGTAAATCACCTTCAAGAGTACTGCCTTCGTCAAATTCAACTTTATAGCCATAGCCATTAGTATATCTATCAGAGTCATTGTCATAGTAATAAGATTTTGGAGTAAGAATACCTTTTTCTCCATTAACATAATAAGTGGTTCCAAGTTGTAAAAATGAATGATTATTATGCCAGTTACCAAAACCGCTATTTTCTTTAGCTAGTAGCTCGTAAAAAGAATGTTCTATTATTTGTTTATAGCGAAAAGAGTCAGTATCATTTGTATATGCTAAAATATATTTAGCATCGTCTTTGAGCTCATCAGGGATATAAGTAGTGTCATCCCCATCATTTATAGACTCATAATACATTTGAATAGTAATATCATGATCTCTTACTTCATCCTCAAGGTCTATCCGACAGCTACTGTTCATATACCAGTCAGAAAAATCAAGATCAACAGTTACTATATAATTATTAGAGTTGTCGGACTCATATGGAGAGTCGGGAGTAAATTCAGTTTGATAGGAAGCACTACTCCAAGAGCCATCATCAAATGCAATTGAGTCTATTTCGATAATTTTCTCCATTGGGTAGCCATTAGGAGAACTAAACTCTAGATATAGTTTATTACCTTGAATATTAGTATCTTGCATATCATCACTCAAGGTTTCTGCATCAAAACTTATAGAATTTATATCGCCCGCTTGATAGTTTGATGTATTATAATAAAATAGCTGTTTATGTGCCATATTACTTATTCCTCCAATCTATATAAAATAATGTAGTCATAAGTAACTTCCTTTACCAAGTACCTGTTAATAATACTGATTCTAAGTATGCTTTAGTTACTACACTGTTACTCTCAGAGAAAGATTCAGAAGTTATAGTAATATTAGAGGCCCTTATATCTCCACCGACTGTAAGATCGTAACCGCTTTCGATAGTGACATCCTGGCTTATGGAACTTAAATCAATATCAGTGCCACCTCCAGAAGTAGTGGCGCCACCAGCCCATGGTAAGTTTGCAAGAGTAGTAGTTCCATCGCCAACCTTAAGTTTACGATAACCATTCTCTGCGGGATATACATATACTTCACTCATTTTTGGAATACAAGTAGATTCATCTACAGACTCATTAGTAATTTTATCTGTAAGAGTATATACAGTTCCATCATAAGTACCGTCTAAAAGTCTATATGGAACATTTAATTTAGTAAACTACTGCATTGCCATTTAAGTAAGTTCTCCTTTATAAAGAATTATTTTTCACATAATTTAGCAAATATTCAAGCTTGACTTTAGTTAGCTTTGGTCAAGCTTGAATATTTTAGTATCACCATTGAGTGCTTAAGAGTTTGTTATTTACATAAGATTCTACTAAAGAATCTAGTTTGCTAGTCAAATCTTCTTCAACCCTGCCTAACTCTTGCTCAAAATAGCTCTTATTTATTGCGTGTGTATCAGCCTCTGGTGCAGCCATAATTGATACATAATCTGCAGTTAAACTAGTGCCTGCTAGTTCTCCAAAGCTTAACGCTCCATTAATGTTTAAATCTCCTCCAACAGTCAGATCACACCCTTCGGCAATAGTGACATCTTGAGTAATATTGGAAAAGTCTATTGATACATTATTATCAGAAGAAAAGCCTACAAAAGGCAAAGCTTTTATTGGAGTAGTACTTCCATCGCCAATTTTTAGTCTAACCTGGTCTATACCTTCATCATTGGTTGTATGATATACTGCAAATTCACCTAAACCAAGTGTTTGATTTTCAAAGTCCTCAATGCTATTATAGTCTAGTGTTAATTTTCTTCCATAATAATTTATTAAGTAACAAGTCATTGCAATCAATCTCCTTAGAGTAACGTAATTGTTGTAGCTGAACTTGGTACTCTGACATATCTACATCTAGTAGAACTGCCTACCATACCTGTAGTGGTAGCTACACTAGAAGTTACGCTAGTACTTCCATAATGACAGAATAGAATTAATGTAGATCCTACAGGACAGTAATACTGGGATAACGGATTACTCTCGGTAGCAGAGGTAGAAACTGTTAGTATATTAGTTGAAGGTATGACTCCATTAGCTATAGAAAAACTTGTGGATGCGCTAGTAGATAAGTATCCGAGTACTTGATATGAGTAGCTCGTTCTATTTACAAATTTTACATTTACTGTATTTGGGTAGTAAGCATTAATTGGGTAATAAGCTAGAAGGCCTCCTGTATTTAAAGAAATTTCATCTGTGAAATAAGAAGTGCCTTCAATATAACCAGAATCTATAGCTATCTCTGACTCTCCAACAGTGACTGTGCCTCCAGAGGTTGATACTTGCACATAAGCACCAGAGGTTGGTTTAGTAGTTGTTTTTGAACCTAAGGTTACATATTTACCAGTGGCCATAACCGTCCCTGCTGAAGTACTATTAGTTCCTTGAGTGATAGTAGGAGTGACAATAGGAATATCGGTCTCTAAATTTCCAGATAGCTGATAGGTATCTATCCAACCATAATTTTGAAATTCAGCTGAAACTCCTAGTGTTAAAGTGCCATCAGTATCTTGTATTCCATCATATACAAATGAATCAATAGAAGCATTAGGTAGCTCTTTAGTGGTGGTCTGTATTATAGTATCAGCAACCTCTGGTTCTACAATTTTAAACTGTACGGAATCATTGTTGCTATCAACGCTGATATCTTTTCTAAATTTTACATAGATAAAATGTGATCCTACTGTTACACTTGAGTAAGTTACGTCAACTTCTGAGGCAGACTGTAAACCACTAAACGACTTATAAATGCTTGCGTCCCCACTAATATCAGTATCGAAGCTAGTTGATATTGCAGTATCTATGTTGCCAAATACAGCGTAGTCATAACTAGATTCTGCATAATTTATTACTTTAAAGGTAATATCACAGGCAGTGGTTACTTCAAAGTTTACTCTACATACTGCTGCTGATTCATGCTCACCATCATCGGGCGCGCCGTTTTGTGACTCCCAATATCCGGCATCATTAAGAGCAAAACCATAATCGGCGCCATCGGCTTGGGCAATAATAGTATAAGTAAAGCTAGGATTACCACCCGCAATATAACCACAAGATTGTGTAGTAGTAGCTGTAACAACACCAGCATCAGAGACTGAAATTGCAGGTGAGGCTAAATCTACTTTAATAGCGTCTAAGTCATATAGCCATTCAAGATTACTAAAAGTAGAAACGCCATCACCAATTTTTATTTTTATAGCGTCTTCTAGATTACCAGTTGTAGTATGCACGACACATACACCTTCTCCAAGTATCTCAGAGTCTGATGGAAGTGCTTCATCTGTTGCTAAGTCTTGGATAATTATATATTTTCTATTATATTTTTTAAAGTGTGTTGAAGTACTCATTTATTTTCTCCTTTAATAAGATTCTTCGGTATCAAGTTTAAATAAAAATCCACGTGCAATATTTTTAGCATAAGCTTTTCTTATTGCTGTAATATCTTTAAAAATATCTAGGCTATCTAAGTTTTCTATTAAAACTTGGCTATTAACAAATTTATAAGATTTTATTAATTTGCCTTCATAGTAGCACATGCAAAAATTACAAAAAGTCATTAGATGCTCAATATTATCAAATTGTTCCTTAGTTACAACCTTGCAGTCTACTTTTAATCTATACTTGTGCGCATTCTTGAGCAGCGCCCAAGCAATATCAGTGCTATAAGTACAGCAGTCAATATCATTCCAATAAGGATACCACAAGTAGGATCCAGTAATTTTAACTTTCGTCTTGTCTATGCCCCGTAACAATAAATCAGCTTCTTCAAAAGATTCACGTAATTGAATAAAATCGGGCATTTTTATTTATTTTCCTCCATTATCCAGCATTTTTGCTTATTTAAAGAGTACTTTTTACTCGGCATATATAAGGTACTATCATCTATTGGATAATATCCAAACTTTTCAGCTACGTGCCTATCTCCCTTAATCAGTATTGAAAAGTCTTGCATAATACCATCATTAAATTTTTTCATAAGGGGTGCTTTAACTAATCTGCCAGTGTTATCTAAGCAAAACAAAGTTTCTTTAGGCATTCTAGCTAAGTTATCAGTTTTTATTGAATGAAAAGTAGTTACAATCCATTTCTGTAATGCATTATGCCACTTTAAGTGAAAGACATAAGAGTTGCCCCAAGCAAGACTTGGACAGTAACCATTGGCAAATAAAAATTTTTCTTCAATTAGTAGACATATAGGACGCTCATTATTTTTTTTCGGTAAGTCAATTTCAATTAAAGCTTCTGCCAGAGGATCTGTTATAAAAGGCTCGCTATGTAAATAGATACAAATTATAGAGTCCATGCAACTTTCTAGATCATAAAATCCTCGAATAATATACCTACTATTCTCTGAAACTTTTAGATGCCAAATAGGCATAGTTTTATTAATCGACCCAAGCCAAGTATCCGGCGTTATTAGCTTTGGAAGCTTATCTGCATCATTATAAATATTTAACGGATTAGGTCTTAAGTTTGAATTGTTTAATGGACTTGGATCAACAGACAATAAATTCAATAATATCACCTCTCGGATATTTGAGTATTGTCTGCTTTTATACAGACAATACTCAAAATAGTAGTTTAAATTAGCTTACAGCAAAACGGTTTGATTCATCAAAGTCATCCCATTCGCCACCACAGCCATCACAATACCAGTGTCCGGACTCGTTGTCATAAGTAGCATCCCAACCACCAGGTTGTCCACAACCATGAGTATAGTTACCACACTGGTCACAGATAAATGGTAGCTTAATATTTGCTTCATTGTACTGACATTCTACAAACGGGCAGGTACGATAATCGTTACAGCTGGGGCAACGGTAGTAAGATGTAGCATCATAATAAGAGTCACAATTACTACAATAAGCATCACCTGTGCCTCCACCTCCGCCACCAGTTCCTGTAGAATGAAGAGTTATATCAGCTCCGCACCCTGGACAAGTAAAGTAATATTCACCAGCTGACGCATAGTAATAATAAGTATCACCACCATTGCAGCTATGTGTGGTTTTATTTGTAGATGCAGAATAACCATCTGCAAATCCAGAAGTTAAATCGCCTCCATCATAGCAATAGTAATACTGGTCTCCTGATGAGCCACTGCTTCCGCTGCCTCCACCTGAGTTACTAGGATGGCCTCCTGCCTCTTCATGCTTAGCGAAACAGCTCATACAAAGATACGTACAGCAACTATACGCATCATATTCATAATTATCAGTAAGTGTTGTTCCGCAATAAGAGCAGTAAAGTGTGCTATTATTTGATGTTACATAACTAGCCCCAGTCTCCACCATGTCTCCACCAAAGACAGTGGTATCATCATAATAAAGTTGCGCTCCTTGATAATACACTACTTCATCGGAAGCATCTGGTGCCATTGTAGTCCACATCCAAGTAATATCAGGTGGTGGATTTCCGTAATCTTCAGTAATATCATAGTAGTAATCGGCATTAAAGTTAACGGTAACTTCTTCATTATTAATATCTACTGTACATGTTGTAGTATAAGTACCACCAGCTACAATCGTATCAGTACTGGGATCTACTTTATCATTACCCTTAAAGAGTGGTTTTCCATTATAGACAACAATTGATTCATCTACAACTTCAAAGCCACTAGCGCTTATCAGGTCATTACTATCATACCAGGTTAGGCTAGGATAATATGTCAGCTCTACAGTGTCACCATTTACATAAATGTCGCCAGTGGTATGTTGTAGTATTGTGTTGTCAGTATTAATAATAATTTCTTCTCCACATAAAGGACAGCTTTCGTAAGCATAATCAGACCCTTCTGCGGAGCAATATAGGGTCTCTTTACAATGAGGACAGCTGGTAGTAGTATAACCAACTCCAGATATTGGTTCAGCAGTCCAAGCAGGATCGGAATCATAGTAATAATACCTTGTTTCCTCGACGGCATCATAGCTTCTTCCTGAAACTATAGCGTCAGTAGCGCTAATCCTAGTACCTTGATAATACAGTGGCTTATTTTCATAAGTTATATAATCATTTTCATCCATCGCTACTCCAGGAGTACCTGTTGCATATTCCCATGTATATACTCCATTTACAAGTTCACTTACTTTTAATGTGATCCAATTTTCATTAATCATAACCTCTCTTGCATAAACACAGGTATATACATCACCATTTGCTATAGAAGTGCTTTGTCCTACTATTTCATCACCTTTCCACAAGTTAACGCCTTTATAAAGGAAATGATCTTCATCTCCCAAAATCAAGTCTTCTGGATATCCAGATTCAACAAACTCCCAAACATCTTCTCCGCCACCGCCGTCAATATCTTCTGTGAGAGCTCTAACTGTAATATCTTCTTGATCACCACTCACAGTTTCGATAGTAATGTTATAATAGCGATACTCTTCAGTGTCAGTCGAGTCCGCTTCAGTGACTTTAAATGTATAGCCAGAATCTGTATAATTGCTCTGAATTTCTATATAATAAGTACTATCAGAAGCAGCATCAAACGTAAATGATATCTCTTGATTATCATCACTAGTGCCTGATTCAATAGCCGTGCTAAGATTTTCCGAGTTATATACCCTAACTTCTATATCTTCACATTCGCTACACTCAAATCTATAAGTACCTTCTGTCTCCGGAGTAAATGAAAACCAAGCGCTTTCAATGCCAGCTCTTATGGTGGCATCAGTAGCTAGGGTTAGACTGTAGGGATAATCTGAGTTAGAACCTTTATAAATTCTATCCTCCGGATCATCATAGCCGCCACGTATAAAGTTGATCGGTTTATTACAATACTTACAGATAGCTGCCTCATCATAATCACCATCTGCATAGTACTTAATTTCATCCGAACACCAAGGGCATTGTTCTATATTATAGTCTTCTTCACTGTAATCCTCAGAAACTGTGGTAGTCCAAGTACCATCTGTCCAGTACCAAGTAATATCTCCGATAGTGATACTAAGTATGCCTTCAGGCATAGTAGCAAGAGTAAATTTACTAGGGTTTCCAGATTTTGTTCTAATAACTTCAGCCAACTTTGTCATACAAGAATCAAAATCTTCTTGATCATAGCTAGAATTATCTGTTGTGCCTGTATTTAGAGCATTTAGTGCCTCAATCATGCCTACTATAGTAAGTTTATTTGTGCTATCTAAGGAAGCTTTTGTTCTTACAGCATCAGCCAAAGCTGTAAATAAAGAATTTAACGTCTGAGCTTCTACTAAACTAAAACCATCAGCTGTTTTAATAAAGCTATTAGATTCAGATGTGTATTCATTCTCTGCGCTATCGTCCCACCAACGGCCAATAGCATAATAAGTATGTCCTTCAACCCATTCAAAACCGTCAGCACCAGCTACGTCTAAATTGAAAGTTAGACTTGTATCAGCTCCAGTTGAATAAACTGTTTCTCCAGCTGTTACATCATAAATATGAAATCCTGTCTCACCAGAAGAATCTGATAGAGTTAATATCGGGTCTCCAGCAGAATTAATTGCTACAGAACAAGTATAACCAGGATTCCAACCACCAGCTGAACCATCATCTTCAGTAATAGTATATCCATCTACAATAATAGCTGCTCCACAATCACCATACGGGCAACTTGTAACTGTTGTTAGAATACTTGCATTCATGTAAAGCATACGACCACAACTAGGACACGAATCGCTATCCAAACCACTTACATTATAATTATAAGCTTCATACCATGCAAGATCAACAGCATCGAAGTAATAAACACTATAAGATGTACCATAAGTAACTGAATCAGTTATTGTATCAGTTCCATATACGAGGTCGCCATATGAAGTATATAAGGGAGATCCTTCCCAGCCCATATAAGTGCTTTCCTCACTTGTAATTGTGCATAAGTAATCTGGAGGCGCTGGACAATCATCCGCTATCATCAGATGATCCTCACACCAAGTTAGCCAGTTTTCACCTATCGGAGCTGAATATGAAGTACCTTCAATACTTATGGTACCATAAGTAGGGGATTCATCGAAAGCCGATCCAGTTTCATAAGTAGCAGCAAATATTTCATCTGTTATTGATACAGCAGTACCATCATATAATAATAAGCAATCTTCATAGAAAACATTACCCTCAAAAGAATAAAAACCTGCACTAGATCCGTCTCCATCTATAAAGCTTCCCCAAGTTGTACTTTCTTCTACTTGATAAGTTTCTTCATTATTTATTGAGAATTCAATCATTTCTTATCCTCCTCATTATTACCACTCCTGAGTAAGTAAGGCATTCATATTAAGAGTAATTTTACCAGCTGCATTTGTAGTAAAGTAAGTAGAATCAAAGCTATCAATACTTAAGCTACCCCCAGTTGCATCACCTTCAACAAGAACTCTCTTACCATTAACTTTGATGCTTTGTGCACTTAAGCTAGCAAATTCAATATCACCATCAAAGCTTAGGTCTCCAGTGATAGCAACATTACCATCAATATTAACATCACCAGTGTAGTTACTAAGATCTACATTTGAGCTATGTGAATCAAAGTAAGCCTTATTAACAACATCAGTATCCTCTTCTGGTTCAGCTGCCACTTTGAGGTAATCTACTTCTATGGTAGTTCCCTTAAGATAACCGAACCCAAGAGCTCCATCAATATTTAGATCTCCTGATATATTAAGGCTGTGATCACCTACGATATTAACATCTTGATTTACATTGCTAAGATCTAAATTGGTTGCACTGGCTGCACCAACAAGTTTGCCGTTTTCTACTTTAATAGTATTATTATCTACGGGGATAAACTTAGCATCTAATTGAATAACTGTGCCATCATTTTTAGTATAATGGGTTCTATTTTTAATATATGCAGCACTCGAAGTATTATTTTCATTCCAATCAGCTTGTACTTGCTCAATAGTGACATTACCAGTCTGACCATTTACAGAAGTAACAGCATCGGTATTGTCTACTTTTGCCCACTTACCTCCACTAGCAAGCAGCCAGTCACCAGTTGCAAAATTAATTTCTGCAAAAGTACAATCTGCGCTGACAATAAAATAAAAACCTTCTACATTGATGTCTATATAGCCGTTAAGACTGTAATCTTCATACCAGCGCAGGTAAGCGTTACCATTTTCATATGCCAGTTCTGGATCAGAGCCTGCAAATGAGCTAGTAGAAAACTCCAAATTTGGGTATTGAGCACGAAATTCTTGTGCTATAAAATCTTTTAGAATTGCACTAGTCTGAGTTATAACACCACTACTAAAAATACCGCCAAACTTAACCTGACCTAATGCTGAATCACTTAAATAAGTCATATTAATTTTGCCGTCTTCATTTATAAGCTCATTTGAACCATCCGGTTTTTTTTCTAGCTTTAGATCAAGGGCTTTAGCAATTCCATCACTAGTAACAACATTTTGAGAGTCATGGGTAGGAGTTGCGTCTTTTAGTTCAGATGCAACATCGATTGAATAATCGCCATTTAAATTTATGCGCGAAATTTTTCTATTAGTATCTGCCATTTTATATTAATTTCTCCTTTAATAATATGACTATTTTTATAAATACTTAGCTAAAGAAGCCAAGTCTATTTTTAAGGTGCCATCAGTAGAGCTAGATTCTATAGTTATAAGCTTTTCTGAAGCTTCTTTTAGACTATCTAAAATGTTTAAAATTGAAGAAACTTCAAAGCTGTTACCTGTCGTAGTATCAGTCAGAATCCAGCCTGAGCCGGTAGTACCCACAGAAATACTAGTAATAACAGTTCCTAAAGAAAGTTCCGTATTTAACTGTTTACCTTCAGCTGAAGTACTCAAATAATTTAGAGAATCAAATATTTGAAAAGTCCCGTATAGTTGTCCTACAGCTGCTAATTCTTGAATACTTATTGGAGTACCTTTTTCAAGTCTAAATTCAGCAAAAGAAGTGCGGTCTGTAAATTGCCTTGCAGCTACAAAATAATAAATAGTATCAGTTTTATTACTTATAGTTTCCGTAGTTATTTCAAACACTTCAGAGCTTTGTTGAGAGCTCATGTTAATTTCAGCTTTAGCGATATCATAGCTACCATTAAAAGATAGTAATTTATCCCCATCCTGCCAGTATACCTTGTGATCTGCACCTATAACTGGTAAAAAGCTTGAACCACCTATAATAGAAGCAGCTTTATTATTTAACTCTTGATAAGTTTCCGCGAGATCAGTTTGAATTGAAGTAACATTTTCTACTACATAGGATCTGAATGCAAGCTGCTCTGTAACACCTGTTCCAGGCTGAGTCACAAAAGGTGTTGCAGTAGTTTCATTTAATACTGAAAATATGTGTCCAGGATAGGCAGTAGCCTTCTGGGCAGCTTCACTTGCGGCAGTTTCTATATTCTCATTATTTTCGATAAAAATTACGGAAGACTGATCTAGTGGCAGAGGATTTGTTCTATGAATTGTAGTTCCAACATCCCAAGGTGTAGCATTATTGATGGCTTTTTTTAGAATATCTTTTTCAAGTTTTGCCATTATTTAGTCACCTCCACCTTATATTTATTTGTTCCTGAATCTGCATCTGCATTATTTATATAAAACAGATCATACTCACGTAATTTTTTACCGGCATCCTCAACCATAATAGCTTCAGGTCCGCTCATGGTACCTGCACTTGCAGTAGTAGTTGCATTGATTAGGGCAATTTCTTTGACTTTACCTTTAGGAGCTAAGAAATAGATTTGCTGAAGCTTGGTTGTTGTTAGCTCAGGTACAAATTCGTTAAGTTTGTATTCTGTAAGTACCTCAGAAAGCTCTCTATCAAAGTTACCGTTATTATAAACAGTATTATACGTTAAAGTTTTATCTGGTTTGTTATATACTATAAAATACCTATATTGGCTAGTTATTGTGCTAGATCCTGATATCGGTATTGTTCCTTCGGTATTGCGTTGTACTACAACATCTTCTTTACCTAACATAGTGCCAGGAATATATCTAGGATTTTCATACTGAGGATCGGCTTTATAATCAATAGTACCCTTTACTGCAAAAGTATATTCTTTAGCTTCATCTAGCTTAATTTCTGACGTGCTATATTCTGGTTTTTCATCACCATTAAAAGTAGCGTTTGCTGAGGCTGCCCCTGTAAATAGGAATTTATACTCCGTTGCTTCTAAGTTAGACTTTAGATCTGTAACTGCATTAGAATTGTGTGTGTCTAGCATTGGATAATCATAGTTACCTTTATCAAAAGTTAAACTTGCGATACAGCGAACAGAAGTTCCAATTTCTACTGTTTTTGGCTTATCTAATGAAACTTTAAGTGTTGCACTAGGAGCAAGAGGTTTTGAGTTATGAACATCAGTACAGTACGCGTCTTGAAGCACTTCTTGAATATTTTTTCCTTTTGCCGGAACAATAACTGGCGTACCATTTATAACCTTGTACTTGCCAAAAGTTTCTGTTACAATAAAGTCTTGACTGTAAATTGAATCAGCTTTTAACTTACCTTTGTCGTCTATTGTAATTGTTTCATAATCAATTGGAATATACTTAGGGTCAAGTAGCTGGGTAAGTTCATAAGTAGTACTATCATTGCACACACTTATCGAAACTCTAAAGAATGAAGTTCTTCTTTCAGTTGTATTTATTGCTTCGCCAGTAACTGAAAATGCTTTTTTGTCAATATGATATACAAATTTCCATGAAGGCTTATTTGGTTCATTTTCGCCTGGATAAATTGTAATTTCATTAAGATCAGGATCAGTTGGCGCAAGATTAAAGTTTTCTATTATAATACTTTCAGCATTTTTGGCATCTTGAATTTGAAAATTATACTTTTTACCAACTGCCAGCCAAGATACTGGAGGAATCCAGTAGTCTGTAAAATTACACTGATATTTATTACTACTACCTGCTAGTAGTAAATAACCATTTGCAAATTCATGAGCAGTGTTATAATCAGTTGCACCGTTTTTATATAAATCAGAACCTTTAGCTTCATAAACATAATGTGTTCGATTTTTAATAAAATTTATATCAGTCTCATCATTTTGAGCCCAATCTTTTTTGACATCAATGTCATATACTTTGCCACCAAGACGTATTTGCTCAATTTTTGGATTTTGTTCTAGATGCATGACAATCTCCTTTCTTAATCTATTATAAGAATGCCTTTATCAGATTCCTCTAAGTAATTCACAGAAATACTAGGTTCAAAAGGCAAGTTATTTACTGTTGTTACTCCATCACCGATTTTAATGCGAGGCGGCTCAATATACTTACCGTCTACTTTAACACCGTCATAAATAATAATCTGATTTTTACGAGGTATAAAATTCTTAGCCTTTTCCCAATCCTGAGCAGCTTCAATTTTAGGCTGTTCCTTTTTCATAATTTCTCCTTAAAATAAAAATTAGGATTAGCTTTATCTAAAAACTAACCCATCTACCCCAAAGCATAACTATAGATTTAATTCTCTATTATCGCTTTCAAATAGACCGAATTAGTTTTATTAGATCATCTTTTCAGATCCTTACTACTTAATTTAGCAAATAAATAAAAGATGGGGATTGTAAAATCCCCATCTTTGTATATTTTTCTTACGCGGTAGTAAGAGTATGAGTATGTGCAGGGCAAGTATGCTCGTCTGTAGTACCAGCAAAAGTTTTTTCTGTGTTCTTTGTACGAGTAACATCAGCAACAACTGCAACATCACCAGTAGTAGCATTAGCAACAATAGTAGCGTCAGTCATTACATCTTCTGTTACAACAGTACCAAGACCAGTCATAACCTCATCACCGTCACCACCAACACTTATACCACCAGTAGCAACTGTAGTTGCAGAAGCTGCCTTAGGTACAGTAACGTTCGAGAAGGTATAAGGAGTAATAGTACCATTCGCAACTGCAGGAATAATAGTCTGATCACTAGGCGCTGCCTTTGCAGGAAGAATATTAACCTGATCTGCAGTAACACCATAAATACTTGTATTAGAAGCAACAGCTCCATATATTGTGGATGTAGCTGCAACAGCAGGAGTAAGAGTCTGTGTGCTAGGAGCTGCAACAGCAGGAGCAATGCTCTTAGTTCTACCAGAATCAACAGCGGGAGTAATTGTCTGAGTAGAAGGAGCCGCAACAGCAGGAGTAATATCCACAGAACCGCTTACGCCATAGATCTTAGTTGAGCTATCAGAAACTGCCTTAGCAGGAGTAAGAGTCTTGGTAGAAACAACAGCTGGTGTAAGTGTCTGAGTGGAAGGAGCTGCCTTGGCTGAAGTAACAGTAGTAGTGCCACCTACACCATAAATCTTAGTTTCAGAAGCAACTGCTCCATAGATAGAAGTTGTAGACTCAGAAGCAGGGGTAATACTAGTATTACCTGTTGTAACAATACGAGGTGTAAGCACAAGAGTTTCTGCAGTTTCATCAACAGCTGCATGGAACAAGTCAGTCTCTACAGATGATCCTGAAGTTCTTGCAGTATTTGAAAAACTATTAAGTACACTAACAGCGTCACCTACATTTGCGTTACCAACGGTAGTAGCAGAAGATGCAATGTTAGCATTACCTACAGTAGTCTGAGTTGCAGCTCTAGTAGCTACTGTTTTTGAATCACCAACATCGGCTTTACCATAAACTACAGCAGTACCAACATCAGCAGTACCATAAGTAACTTCATCACCAACATCCGCATTACCAACTTTAGTTTGTGCAGTAGCTTGTTTTGCAACGGAAACTGCTGTGCCTACGTTTGCTTTACCATAAACAACAGCTGTGCCAACGTCTGCTTTACCATCTTGAACAGTAATAGCAGTACCTACGTTAGCTTTACCATATACAACCGGATCTGCTACATCAGCATTACCAATAATAGTGGCATCGGAAGCAATGTTAGCATTACCTACAGTAGTTGCAGCTGCGGCTCTCTTTGCTAACCCAGTAACTTCAGTACCTACATCAGCTGTACCATATCTAACAGGAGAACCAGCTTTTGCAACATCTTTAGCAGTTTGAGCAGTAGCTTTTGAAGCTGTAGTCGAGCCGCTTACACCAGTAATTTGTGTAGTATCTAAATTACCAAAAGTACCAGGAATAGTTTTAAGAACTTTAGCTGTAGTAGGAGTAACCGAAAGTTTTGTATCTGTATGATTAACTTCTGTTACATAGGTATTTGCAGGAATAGTAGTGGAAGTACTATGATCATGAATAGATCCTCCACCAGACATAACAGTAATTTCTTTATTAGATCTTACATGACCACACTCATCAATATCAATAGACTTAATAACATTAGTCTCTTGTGCTGTACCAAATCCACTATGGCTAATGGTGATATCTCCGGAAAGATCCCCACCGCCGCTCAAGTGGTGGCCAGCGTTTACTTTAATACTCTTCAGTGCATAGCTATCAGCATCACCTAAAAGCTCCCATGCAGTTCCAGTATAAATATATTCTTCATAATGGGTCTCACCCGTACGTTTATAAAGACAAACGTCTCCAGCATGATAACTGCCACTATGGCCTGCACAGGTAGCACCAGTAGCGCTTAAAGGATCTGTTGTAGATACGCCAACAAAATGTAATGCAGTATCAAGACCTAAATCAGCAGCAGTAAGTGGGCTCTTAGAAGTAATATGACCATGTTCATCGAAAGCAATCTTATACGCGCCTTCTTCAGTAATTTCCATCTGCGGATGTGGTACAACCGCATGCATGTCGACTAGTTTTTCTAAGCCGGCATAGTCTAAGTATTTCTTATTATTCTGTCCCATTAGCTATTAGTCTCCTCTAATTGTGAAGTATGCTCATCCTCATGTGGATCCGTGTTATCTGGATTTGGATCAGCTTTGTAATTTGTCTGAATCAAAGCAATAATTTCAGCTTCGGTGATTCGAGTATCAGCTGCCTCAGCATCTTTAATCTGATAGGTCTTATTACCAAGCTTAATATTTTTAATTAAATCTGCCATATAATTACCTTTCTTGTAAATTTTTATTACAATTAATTTAGCTTATTTTATCAATTATAAGCTGCACACACAGCACAGTCATTACCAGAGCATACCAAGACTACACGTAATACACTTGGATCTACTAGGTCAGCTGTAGTGCAAGGTACAGAAACTGGATCTTCTGGATTAATTGCTTCCACTTTCTTATATACATAGTCACCATTATGATATGGAGATACAAATTTTACAAAAGGTTTACCTGTAGCCTTGTCCCATTCAGTAACAGTTTTGGTAAAATAAGCAGGATAACTTTCAATTAACATGCCCCAGGTTGTCAATTCGGGTTTATATACAATTTCTACCACGCTTAGTATATCAGATTCTGATTCAATTAAGTGCATCTTAAAAGATCTTGTCATTATATAAGAAGTGGTAAATAGAGCACTAAGTTCATCATCACTTATAGTATCTGGCTGATTTGCAAACGGAAGATTCATAATAAGCATATCAGCTGTTTTCTCGCTTTTACCATCCCATATACCAGTTTTATATCTAGGATATGGATGAGTAGCATCAGGGTCATATACAATAGTTTCTCCGGCTAGCGGAGCAAAATTAGTCGCTTTATTCCAATTCTCTTCAGTATCATGCTTATTTTTAAAGCGACCATTAATAATTACGGTATTTTCCATATATAAATACTTATCTCCTTTATTATCATTTTCAAATAAACTGAGTAAGTTAAATTTTTCCTTTTCAGACCTATATCAATTTCAAAAGGTCATAAAATCGGGAGGCTAAGCTGTAAGTCTTAGCCATAGCCTCCCAAAAATCTTACTTATTCTTATTCTACAGTAGTCTTAGAGGTGCCACCATCAAAAATAAAGGTCATACCTTCAAGGATGGAAGCAAGACTCTTCATCGTACCACCAGTAACGTGACCATTAGTAGTAGCAATGGAGTCAAAGAAGTAAATATCACCAGTCTTATCAGAAGACTCAGGAACCTTAGTATAGGTACCGGTTGCATAAGTCTTATGAGCAACAGTAGTCTCACCAGTAGAGGTATTAGGAGTTACGATAATATCGTCATTCTCAGTACCAGCCTTTACCTTAGCAGCTGCAGCCTTAAGTTGAGCATCAGTATAAGCCTGAGCAGAAGTTAAAGTTGCAGTATCAGCTGCAGCAAAAGCTTTTCTAACACCCTTAATGGTATCAGTCTCTGCAGCGTCATTAGCAGTACCAACTACAGCAGCAATAGCCTCAGCCTTAGCAGTATTTGCTTTAGAAGTTGCATCTGCAGCTGCAGTAGCCTCAGCTGCGGACTGAGCAGCATTAGCCTTTGCAGTAGCGTCGGCGGATGCAGTAGACTCAGCGGCAGATTGAGCAGCAGCTGCTACCTTATCTGCGTAATCCTTAGCTCCACGAATTGTTTCGGCTGTAGTATCACCATCGGCTTTAGTTCCCTTAAGAGCGGTAGCAAGTGCAGTGTCCTGAGTATCTGCATAGCTCTTAGCATTAGTCTCAGCAGTAGCAGCAGCACCCTTAGCATCATATGCTCCATTTGCGCGTAATACTTCAGCATCAATAGCAGCTTTTACATCATCATCAATTTCCTTAGAAATTTCAGTATGAAGAGCTGTGTCTAGCTCACCTGCCTTAGTAATAGCCTCAGACTTAGCTGTTGCAATAGCTGAAGTAATAGCAGTCTGCTTAGCTGCATTATCTGCCTCATGACCTTGTTTCCAAGTATCAAAATCATCAGCATCAAGCTTAGCAGTACCAAGAGCAAGAATATCAGCTTGAGCTTGATCAATATCACCTTCAGCTGCATCCATACGCTCTTTAAGAGCAGCAACAGCCGAGTCAGTAGCAGAAGTAGAACCAAATTCTACCCATTTCTTACCAGTCTCACGGGAATCATCATATACAAATTCTTTACCTGCGTTGTCGCCAGTAGTAATAACAATTACATCACCACTCTGGTTAGCACCTTCTGCAGGAAGTGCATCAGCAGCGCCGACAAAGTCCATAACATTGCTAACATTGTTAAGTTTAGCCTCAACGGTATCTAAGCGGCCGTCAAGAGCATTATCTGCCGCAATACGAAGCTCTGCCTCAGCAGCAACCTTATCCTCTGCATGCTTCTTAGCATCAGCAAGAGTAGTAGCATCACCAGAAGTAATCTTACCCTCTAGCTCAGTCTTAGCACTAGAAAGGGCCTCAGCAGCAGCGGTAGCTATAGCAACGTCCTTAGCCTCTGCCTCTGCAATAGCAGCAGACTGAGCATCAGATGACTTAGTCTCTGCATGAGACTTAGCAGCCGCTTCCGCAGCAGCAATCTTTTTAGCTACAGTATTGTCACTAGTATCAAAGCCATCACCAAGAGTATCAGTAATAGTCTTATCAGCAGCCTCACGAGCTTCTTTTTCTGTATTAACTGCTGCACCAATTTCTGCAGTAATTTCAGTTGCAGTCTTAGCATGGCCTACAAGGTGAGCTTCATAAGTAGTAGTAGCAAGTTTAGAATCAACAGCTGTCTGAAGAGCAGCATCAGCCTGTGTACGAGCAGTTACCTCAGCAGCTAGCTCACCATCTAACCCATTAATAGCTCCCTCAAGAGCAGTCTTAATATTATCTACTTCGGTCTTAGTATAATAATTTTTAAAATCTTCTGATGCAGTGGCATCAATCATTGCCTGGATCTGAGAAGCATTTGCAATAGGAAGAGTACCCCAAGGAGTAGTACCATCACCAACTTTAAATACTTTATCTACAGTATGATAGCCGGGCTCGCCTTCTTTGAGAACACAAGAGTCATCAAAATCAGCTCTGCGGAGAAGAAGTGTCATATTTAATTTGGTCTCATTCGCCATAATAATATCTCCTATAAATTAAATTTTAATAATTATGCCTATATTTTATTATACAATAGAGGCTGGTTTTATTTAATTTTACCAGCCTCTACCATTTTAATCATTAAGCAGTAGTAGTACCACCACTGACGGTAGCAGAGCCACCATCAAGAATTAAGATATCACCAGCTGTCTGAACGAGTTTATTAACATTAACTTCCTTAATGCCAAGCTGTACTCCAGTAGCACCTTCGCCTTCAACATCAGTTACACTAATCTCAGTAGATTCTTTAACTTCCTGAGCTGCAACAGTTGTAATAAGGGCAGCAATATCACCAGCATTCTTCTCGTGAGCAGCAGTATTAGCTTCAATAGCTGCGGTATTAGCAGCAATAGCCTTAGCATTGTTATCTACTGTAGTAACAAGCTCCGCAATATCGCCCGCATTGTTATTTACAAACTCAATAAGGTTAGTAACATTCGTAATGGTATCCTCGTTATTGGCACCATCAATAAGAGTATTAACACGAGCATCAATCTTGTCATTAAGATCGGCATCAGCTACAAACTTAGCATCAGCCTCAGTTGTAGTATAAACATCAGCTGCATTTGCCTTAAGATCTAGCTTGCCCTGGAATTCAGCAGCATCTGCCTTAGTATTAATCTGAGTAGTAAGCTGAGTAACTACAGCAGTATCACCCTGCTCAACTTCTGCCTTAGTAGCAAGCTGAGAAAGATCAACTCCGCCAACGGCACCATCTACGTACTCTTTAACGGTTCCAGAAATACCAGCTAACTTAGCAGTATTAGCATCAATCTCTGCCTCTAACTCAGTATCCTTAGCCTTAAGGTTAGTAATATCAGTAGTGTGTGCAGCAACCTTTCCTACAAGACCTGTATTTTCGGCACCGTCACCAGATACGATACCTTCAAGAGCATCAATTCTGCTCTCACTCTCCATTCTAACTTCAGCCTCGAGAGCGCTTACTTTAGTAGATAGAGTAGAAATTGCAGTACCGTGATCAGTTACTGTTCGTTCAGCGTCTCCAACTCTTGTACCGAGAGCTGTAATATCGTTAACGTTCTTGTCAATCTTAGTAGTCCAAGAAGCACCATCCTGAAGATTTTCAAGCTTAACATTAGATACTACATCAGTGCCAACAATATCAACAGACTTATCTTCTGCAATAGTCTGAGCTACGCCATTGACCTTGATAGTATTAATAGTATTAGGTTCACCACCCTGAGCTACAATACCATCAAGACGTCCAGTTAAGTTCTTAATAGCTGCAGCATTGCTTACAGCTTTATCATCAGTAGCCTTAAGGTCGGTCTTAGTTGCATAAGTTGCTTCAACATGAGCTGCTTGGTCAGCAATTTCCTTGAATAGACCAGTAGCCTCATTTTCACCTTCAGCAGCCTTACCAACAGTTTCCTCTACAAGACCAATTCTCTGACCCACAGCAGTAAACTGGCTATTAACATCTTCAGTCTTAGCGACCTTAGACATGTCATTGGTATAAGTAGTAGAATCAACCTTGTTACCAAGAGCAGTCTCTACTTCAGACTTAATAGCAAATGTAGCCTTATCAGTTGTGTAGTCTTCAACAAACTGATCATAATCAGCTTTATAGGCCTTCTTAGCAAGCTCCTCATCTACATAAGTCTTGTTAGCATGACCGGCAGCTTCAATAGCAGCGCTAACCTGTTCAGCAGTCTGCTTAGTATCAATTACTGCAGAAAGTCTTGTATCAAGGGCAGTAAGATCAGAATCAAGAGCAACATCGTCAGCAAGAGAAATTACTCCCTCAGTGCTTACTAGAACATGTTTGCTGCCAGTATAAGTATTTACAAGATCATTAAGATCAATCTCTGTTTCTGCAATACCTGCGTCAGTATTCCAAGTAAGAGTTAACTTCTTAGTTTCGGTGCTATAAACTGCATTGGTAAGCATGCCGTCCTTAACGAACTGAGCAGCATTTACGGAAGCAACTTCAACACCCTTGCTATTCTTAATTACGATGTGATCAGTTTCTGCCTCGCCGACAGTCTTCTTCTCAATCGCAATTTCAAGACCAGTAATCTCAGTATCAGTGTAACCTTTAGCATCAGAAAGAGCCTGAGCCTCAGCAGCAATAGCTCTCTTATTTTCTGCTTCAATAGCAGCCTTATTATCAGCAATACCCTTTAGGATAGTACCCTCAGTAGTAGCATCACCAATAGTAGTTTCGATTGTAGTTACACGGCCTGCAAGCTCGGTATCATCATACTTGTCAGCACCCTTTAGGTAATCATCTTCAATTGCCTTTACACGACCAGCAAGCTCGGTATCGTCGTAAGCAGTATCAGCATCATTAGCATCAGCATAGGCCTTAGCTCTAGCCTCAGCCTCTTCAATTGCCTTGTAAAGACCGGTAGCTTCAACTGCATCACCAGCACCTTCTGCGCTCTCAGGCTGGCTAGCAGCACCAATAGCATCAGAAAGAACCTTATCAGCAGCTTCACGAGCAGTAGCTTCTGCAGAGATAGCTGCAGCATTTTCTGCAACACTAGTAGTAAGACTATCAGTAGTACTTTCAAGCTCAGCAATTAAAGTTGCAAGGCCCTCAACAGTAGTCTTACTAGGCTCTACCCAAGTAAGTCCATCTTTAGTAAGTAAAGGCTGATATTTAACAACCTCTTTCTCACCAGTAGGCTGATCGTCCTCACCAAGAATATCTCTCTCAAATTCAAGAGCTTCAATACCCTTTAAGCTGATTGTGCCATCAGCTGCAACAACAATAGTGCTTTCATCACCTACAGGAATAGCACCAAGTTCCTTAAGAGTGCCAGCATCATCCTGAATGCCGTAGAACTTTACGGAAGTGCTCTTTACGGTCTCGCCGTCTTCCTCGTAGACAACATCAATAACTGCAAGCTCCTGACCTACATAAGCAGCAGGAGTAGCAGCATACTGAGCAGCTCTCTCAAAACCAGTCTTATATGTAGCATTAGCATCATCGCTAGCAACTACATTCCAGCTATCCTCAGTATTAACATAAGCAGGATACCAAATAGCAGTCTTATCAAGAGGCTGACCAGCACTTCTCGCAAAGATACTAGTAAAGTTAATTAAGTTTTTCGCAGCAAAATCAACTGCGTTATTTAAACCATAAAGTTTTGCCATATCTCAATTATCCTCCCTTACTTAATTGTAACCTTGATAGAAGTTGCGCTCTCAAACTTACCAGTCTCAGAGTAGCCTCTATAAACCTTGTAAGCTGCAGCAGTATATCCACTTGCACCCTCTACATCTACCTCACCAAGGTCCTCTACTGTACTAAATGCTTCCCAGTTACTGAAAGGCTTGTAGTAAACATCAGGAGTAGTAGTAGTTAAGCTCTTAGGAATTGCCACATAGAAATACTTCTTGCCAGCAGGAACAGAAAACTCTTTAGAAGTTTTTGCTGCTTTTACAGATACAGTACTCAAACCTCTAACAAAGTCAGAAGTGAGCTGAGTATTAGCAACTGTAGCATCAGTATCAGAAATACCAATAAACATCTTTCTATAGCCACTAACAGAATAACTAACAGTTTCTGTAGAAGAACCAGCGGCAAGTTTACCCTTAGTAATCTCACCTACGTTGTTTACAGGGTCACGATCTGATGCGCCCCAAGAACAAGTAGATGTAACTGAAGCAAGAGTAACAGCGCTCGTACTATTTACAGTATAACTTGTACTAAATGTTGCCTTACCGTCTTCTTTTTGCTCTACTGTATCTACTACAATACCAGTACCTTCAGCAGGAGTACAAGTTACTGCATAACCAGTTGCAGACTGATTAGAAGTCGTAGCAGTATGAACAGTATCACCGACCTTAGAGCCATATTGATAATAACCATTATTAAAAGTACCGGTCCAAGCTACACTTGAAATAACAGTACCGAGTTCCTTTTCTCCTAAGCCAGTTGCAGAAAGTGTGAAAGTAGGCGCATTAATTGTAGGCTCTTTAACTTCAGAAAGAGCGTCCATAAGGAATTCGGAAGTGGTCATGCCCTTACTATTAGGCACTTTTACATAACCATTTGAAGGAGTATATTTACCAAAAGTTGAAGTAAGAACTACATCTTTCTCAAATACACCTTCTGCCTGAGGAAGGTCCTTCCAAGCAGTTTCGCCATCGCCAACTTTGATGATCGGAACAGTTTTAGCTACT